GGGTCAGAGTCAACTGGAGTAATTCCTTTCTTGAAAGTGGTTGATGCAGAAATGCTCGCTTTCTCGCAAGGTGTAACAAGAAGAGGTAGTTATGCAGCATATTTGGATATCTCACATCCAGAGATTGAAGAGTTTCTTGATATTCGTAAACCAACAGGTGGCGATGTCAACCGAAAGTCTACTAACCTACATCATGCCGTTGTTATTCCTGATGAGTTCATGGAACTAATCGAACAGGCAACGCGTATTGAAGGGTTTGATGACTCATGGGATCTAGTAGACCCACACAGTGGTAAAGTTACTAAAACTGTTTCAGCTAAAACACTTTGGGTAAAGTTAATTCAGAATCGTGTAGAGACTGGTGAACCTTACATTATGTTTAAGGATACGGTACAAGATGCTTTACCACAATTTCAGAAAGATGCAGGGTTGCAGGTACATCACTCAAATCTTTGCTCTGAAATTACTCTTGCTACAGACTCAGAGCGTACAGCAGTATGTTGTCTATCAAGTGTAAATATGGAAGAGTACGATGAGTGGAGCGAGAACGACCAATTCATTCCTGATCTAGTACGAATGTTAGATAACGTACTTACTTACTTTATTGATAACGCTCCTGATGAGTTGTATCGTGCTAAGTTGAGTGCAGAAAGAGAAAGAAGTATTGGCTTGGGTGCAATGGGTTTCCATGCGTATCTACAAAGACACAATATTCCTTTTGAGAGCGTACTTGCAAAAGGCGCAAACAATAGAATCTTTAAGAGAATTAAATCGGAGGCAGTACGTGCAACAAGACAACTCGCAGAAGAAAGAGGAGAGTGCCCTGATGGAGTCGGTTCGGGTGTTCGTAACGCTCACTTGCTTGCTGTTGCCCCTAATGCTAGCTCTAGCATTATTTGTGGGAATACGAGTCCTAGTATTGAGCCTTATCGAGCCAATGCGTTTACTCAGAAAACAAAGAGTGGTAGTAGCCTTCTCAAGAACGAGTATCTGCAACACGCTTTACAAGAGATCGACATGGATACGGACGATGTTTGGAAAAGCATTATCACGAACGGCGGCTCTGTACAACAGCTTGACTTTTTGGATGATTACACTAAAGATGTCTTTAAGACAGCGGTGGAAATAGACCAGAAGTGGATTATCGAATTTGCTGGTGATCGACAGAACTATATCTGTCAGAGCCAATCATTGAATGTTTTCTTCCCTGCTGATGTATCAAAGCAAGAGTTACACGCTATCCATATGATGGCTTGGAAGCAAAAGGTTAAGACTTTATACTACTTGCGTAGTGAAGCAATCAAGAGAGCCGAGACTGTATCAGACGAGGCATTAAGACAGTATATGTTCGATAGTATCGACGAAGGCGCTTGTTTAGCGTGTGAGGGTTAAGATGAGACTAGTAAAATTTAGCGCAGATTGGTGTATGCCATGTAAGATGCTTGGAAAGACTTTGGAGGGGATTAACGTCCCCTATCCATTGATAGAAATAGATATTGATGAAAAGCCAAACTTAGCCCAAGAGTACAAAGTGCGCGGAGTGCCTACAATGGTACTCTTAGATGATAATGATGTAGAAGTAGGTCGTTTAGTTGGAGTCAAAACTAAAGCCGAGATAGAGGAGTTTATAAATGAGTAATTTGCTAGAAGAAAGAGAGTATTATAAGCCGTTCAATTACCCTTGGGCATTTGAACATTACAAGTCACAGCAGCATATGCACTGGTTGCCTGACGAAGTGAATCTAGCTGATGACCTGAAAGACTTTCGTGAGAACTTGAGTCCAGGTAATAAAAAATTGCTTTCACAGATTTTCCGCTTCTTTACTCAGGCTGATGTAGATGTGTGCTGTGGTTATGCTAAACACTATCTGCCAACATTTAAGCAACCGGAAGTACGAATGATGCTATCAGCATTTGCCGCTATGGAGGCAGTACATCAAGAAGCATACTCTTTGTTGCTTGAGACACTTGGATACGGTGATGATGAATATAAAGAGTTCATGAAGCACAAAGCGATGATGGATAAACATGAGCATCTGAGCAACTTTGGTATGGATACTAAGATGGATATTGCAAAGACAATGGCTATCTACTCAGGGTTTACCGAAGGAGTACAGTTGTTTAGTAGTTTTGCTATTCTGTTGAACTTCCCTCGTCACAACTTGATGAAGGGTATGGGTCAGATTGTTACTTGGTCTGTGCGAGATGAAAGTCTCCACGTCGAAGGTATGTCACAGTTATTCCGTACATTCATTCAAGAGAATCCAGAGTTATGGAACGATGATCTAAAGTATGAAATTTATTGCGCGGCTGAACGCTCAGTAGAGCTAGAAGATGCGTTTATTGATCTGTGTTTTGCAGAGGCAGATGTACCTGACCTAACTCCAGAAGATGTTAAATTGTACATTCGTTATATTGCAGATCGCAGACTACTAGGACTAGGCTTGAAGAAGATTTTTGGCAGTGATAAGAATCCTTTAGACTGGCTAGACTATATGTTGAATGGTGTGGAACATACCAACTTCTTTGAGAATCGTGCTACAGAGTATTCCAAAGCAAGTACAACAGGTAACTGGCAAGATATATTTAAGTAAAAGAAAAGGGGCTATTGCAGCCCCTTTTTTATTACCAAGTAGCTATTGCTACTCGCTTCCATGTATTTGTTGCAGTACAAACATAAATGTAATTAGCATCCCATGTAACCTGTCCCGCTGTACCACTAGACGATGCTGATGCAGGTGCATTTGAAGGAATCTTTAGTGTTCCTGTTAGAATATTAAAGTTTCCGTTACCTTCAACATTAAAGTTTTCTGTAAAAGTATCGGTATCTCCATTATATTTACCAAAGCGCATCGCTTCACCGGAGGGAACACCAAAGTCATTACCTCCTTGTGAGATGAATGCAGGTCGATTACCGTCACCATAAGAGGTGTTTGCAACTTTTCCGCCAAGAACCCAAACACGATTTATTCTACTACCAGAGTCCCCTGAAGCAATAGAAACTGCAAGCATTGGTTGACCGCCATGATAAACCCAGCCAGCACCTTCTAACTCATAAGCATCTGTTCCTGAATCATCTGCACGAGCTTCTGTTTCTCCAATAACAAAATCATCAAACTCTTGAACCAAGGTTCCCGATAGAGTATACACAAATACTTTGAGATTATTTCCCGAAGCAATATTACCTGTAAAGATATACAAGTACGTTCCGTCAGAAGCCATGCTTTGCAGAGGATAGCCATCACTAGAAGCAGTATTTAGACTGAAAGACCATTTTGCAAGTTGTTGTGTACTATAGTCTCCAGCCCCGCCATCTAACAAAGTATGTAGATCGAATACTTTTATGGTTACAGTATCTGCATTACTATCAGTATCATTATATTCGGCTATCAAGTATCTACCATCAAGAGACACACAAGGAGTACAGAAAGAATCCGTGCCTGTAACTTCATCTGCTGTGAATAACTGGTACTGTTGTACATTGGAAATAGTTAGATCGTTTCCAGTTCCATCAGAAATTTGGAAACGCTTAACAAATCTTGCCTTATTTGAAACGGCATTATTTTCAGAAGTCCAAAACCAACGATTTCCACTTTTATCCCACGAAACATCAAGCTCTTGGTGTCCTAAATCAGCAGTTGCAGTGTGTAAGTGACGATTTGCAGACTGTGCTCTTGCACCGTCAGCTTCATACTGCTGTATTATTGCTTTCTCGGGATCACCTGTAACATTCAGGGTAAATAGCTCATTCTTATATGGATCAACAGCAAAACCTTGAATAACATTATCTGCACCTGGAGTATCCGCGTGGTAGCTAAGATTGAAACGCTGTAACGCTGCATCCGTAGTATTTAGTACAGCGAAAGAGGGGTGTCCTCCAGATGTTGTCAATACATCTAGATCACCGGAGGCTACTTTCAAAGCACCACTAACAGTAGTAGTAGAAGTATTGCTACCGCCACCAATGTTAATGTTTGTGGTTGATCCAGAAGCACCGCTTGTACCTAGATTTAGAGTTGCAGTCTCTCCGTCCTCAGTAACGCCATCGTGAATATCCACCGTATGTGTCTTAGTCGATCTGCCAACCTTGAGTTCGCCTGTCGCCCCCTCAGGTCCGAGTCTAATAGCTGCAGTAGAGTTAGTAAGTGTGAGCGCCCCGGTAATGGTAGTACCGGCCAAAGTACATCCCCCAGTAGCTCTAAGCTGGCCATCAACTCTCATTAGCCCTGATGCGGTTATATCATTTGTTGCTCTTATATTTCCAGGTATATGGAGGCTGTCTGCATTCAGCAGAACACCGGTGTTATTAGAAGTGTATTGTCGAACAGTATCACTGCCTGTATCAACAGTATAAATCTCCGTTCCCGCAATATCAATGCCCGCTATTGTTAAATCCACAGCACCAACATAAAACGCCTCGTGGTAGGATGTAGTACTAATATCCCAGGGGGTAGCGAGGTTCAATCTTGTAATATCATCTCCTGCGGCATTGTCAGGTAAATATACCTTAGTTCCGTCTGTACTAAATCGTATACCTGTACAGGAGCTAACAACACCTTTTGTCGTGTCATTTATGTCTAAAGTGTGGACGAGTGTAATAGTGCTACTGAGATCGAACGCAACTGACAGGCTAAACTGTTTGATATTGTCCGTTGTGCTATCAACAACATAGAGTTTTTTACCGTAATCAGATCCCGAACCGCCAAAAGTAAATCCTGTTGGAACATCCGCGTCCGGAATAACGAAGTTTTGTATTTGGTTCGGGTCCTCTGTAGCAGTACTAGTACTAAGAGTGCTTAGATCATAGGCAGTTGTTAAAGTAAAACGTCTAAGCCTATTATTGTTATTGCCGAGCACAAATACATACTGACCATTGTTGTGTACTTCCAGATCTTGAGGGTTGTTATCACCCAGCCCTGTCTTACGATTAACATGGGTCATATTCCCAATATTATAAGCAGAGCCTAAAGTATACTCATCAGCACCATCTTGGCTTGCAGAACCAATAAGAAAAGCTTTAAAACCGTTGATAGTAGACGCATTTGCAGAAGTATCATTATCTACTACAAAGAAACCAGTAGGGGCAACTTGCTCGCCCTGAGCATTGCTACCTGGTCCACCAGCCCCGGAACCCGTATAGTAAGACTGATCGGTTAACTTCCATGAAGTAAGACTGCTATCATCTGATAAAGTAGCAACACTATCTAAGGAAGTACCTGTTCGTATGTTCAGTTGCGTAGCTTTTGCTGTGCCTACAACATCAAGAGCTTCTTGCGGACTTGAAGTGTTAATACCAACACGATTAGAAGATGCGTCTGTTTTTAGAAGATCAGTGCTGCCATCATCTTGAAAAACTCTAACATCGCCATTTGTACTGCACTTAAGTACGGCCTTCTGGTCAATACCTGTAGTGACATTATTTCTGAAGATAGTCGTTGCTCCAAAGTCGGTACCACTTCCGAAGGAACTTATATAGCTATTACCACCTTGGTGACTGATCTTAAACTGCTCATTACCATCGCTATCATTCAAAATAAATGTAGGGGTGTCGTCGACTACAAAAAGGCTTGTAAACCTACCCGTACTAGGAGTACCTGCTCCGACAGTTGCACCATCAACTGTACCACCGTTAATATCTGGCGAATTGATAACAGGAGTATTTAGTGTTTTATTATTTAGTGATAGTGTATTGCCTGCTGTAGCCACGACTGCTGTATCAACAGCTATAGTCACAGCACCGCTAGTACCACCACCAGTTAATCCATTACCGGTAA